CGTCTTCGCGTCAGTCACGACTAGCGGCAACAGAGGAAGAAACAACACCCGAACAAAACATTAGAATGCCACTGAATGTTGCGGCACCGAATGATCAAATCCGCGCTGAAATACAGCGCATGACAAATCAGAACCGCCCACTGGTTAAGCAACTGATCAGACGGATTGATGAAAGGTACGGCACTAAGTCAGGCGACAACGCCAAAGACCTGTCAAAGGTTACGCAGAAAGCTCGTCGCCCATCAATACTGGCTAAGAAACCTTGGCATGATGTTTCCCACATCCGTGATAGTTATCGCTTTAAAACAGTGATTGATGACTTCCGTGCAGTCCCTGCAATCTTCAATGAGTTACTTGCTGATGGGATATCTCTGGTCAAAATAGATACCAACAAGTTGTTTGAGCCAAAGGAATGGGGCTGGCGTATTATTGCTTTTGATTTACGCATGCCGAATGGGCAGCTTGTCGAATGGTATCTGCCGCTGAGAGAGCTTGAAGTTGAGAAGAAAGCTCGTGGTCATTTGATCTTTGAGGAATGGCGCAACAAGACACAAGAGGAATTGTCAGCGCAGCGTGATGCTTACTTTGCTGCCATCGCTCGTAGTTATAGAAACTATGATGAGGCTTTCCAAGCTGCGCTAGATCGAATGAACACTACACGTCAGGATGCAGAAGCATCTTGGAGAAGAGCAGAGAGTTCACTGCTTGAGGCTGCGCGGAATGCACGTAGGTCATCTGGTGTTGGGATCTCTTCTGCCGCAACGGCAGAGGCTGGCATTACAACGCCTTCAGAAGTACGCACTGATGTAGATCCATCAGCCTTGAATATAAGCGCCCGTGAAGAGCCATCTTCTATGAGTGCAAAAGGTTCTGCCATCTTATCTACCTCCGATGACTATGTTACAGATTTGCCTGTTGAACAGCAAGTTAAGTTCTCAAGGCTGTCTCGCTCCCCTAGTGTATCAGGTTTACAAGACTTTATCAGAAATAATCCTGATGGATTTACTATTGATCCTGTCTCTATGGAACCTGCGTCTGGTGGTTTCGTTGTTGCCCCCCTCAAAGAAGCCGAAATAATTGTCGGAGAGACCTTGCCAGAGGAGGTACTATTAGGTTATATTGAGGATAATAAGGATATTTCGAGGGCTGTCAATAAGCCAGTTTACCTTGGTGGTTGGTTCGACACAGACTCTCAGCAATATTTCTTAGACAACACTTTGATACTGCCGACTGCAGAAGAGGCGCTGTACATCGCTGAGGCTGCAGATCAACTGGCAATCTTTGATCTGAATAACTTTGAGGAGATCAGGACCAATGAAGGAATCAGACAACTCCAAGAGAGTGGTGCTTACAGAGGTGACACCGCAATCGGATACCAAAGAAACCTTGCAGAGGTTGGTCGCCGCTTTGCGGAAGCAAGGAATAACCGTAACGCCAGCCAAAGAGAACAGCTTACTAGAGGAGTAGAGGGCTTTAGACAATCACGTCTAACCTTACCTCTCTCTCCTGAGCAACGTGCTGCTAGTGTTCTGGATTATTTGGACCCGAACACGGGACAACCTAAGTTTAAAAACAAGCAGGGTTCCGAAACCCTTGTAAGCTTTGCCAACAAGCTTCTTGAGCTTCGCGGCACACGTACATATGACATCGTCAACTCAGAGCAAGACCGCGAAGAGGTCGCTCGCATCATGGCTGCAGAAGCAGAGGCTGCGCTTCTGTCCAGTAGCGATGCGATTGGTTGGTATGATGCCAAGCTGAAGCTGGCAAAACAAATTCTGTTCCCTGTGTACCCAGAGGTATCACCACTGCGTCCTGATGGCACAGAGAATTCAATGTATGATCCAGCGTCTGAGCATGCATTTGACTATGCAACAGCAGTTACCTCAAATGGTTTGTCTGTAATTGACAACTACCTACTGGCATCTCGCCAGTATGACGCATGGAAGAACAGCCAAGACAGTAAGTTTCCGCTCTCAGCTTCTGGGGGGCAAGGCAAGTCCATGATTAAGGCATGGGAGTTTTGGAATGCTCTTGTGGATCTTGGTTATAACTCTAATCAGATTAACGATCTGCTTACAACGCAGATGCGTAAGGGTGATCTTGCGGCACTGATGACAGAAGTATTCGGTGTAGATCGTGTCAAAGATTTACCATTTACAATAGATGGAAAAGAACTTGCCGATGAAATCGTTGGCGTTGCCTATGTGATTGGACCTAAGATTGGAAATGGTTTCTATCAAAACTTACGTGGCAACTTTGATCCTCTAACAATGGATCGCTGGTGGATGCGCTTTGTCAACCGTATCACTGGCAACCCAATAGTTAACTATCGTGAAGAACTTGTACAGGAAAACAAAGAAAAGCTTTGGAACCTAATATCAAATCCAGATAGCCTGACGGAAATGGACCAAAAGCTTTTGGTGGATACTGTCGAAGCTTTGGGAATCACCACTATAGAGAAAAGTGATATTGAACTTATTGCCCCAGAAGTACAAAAAGTTTGGGACAAAAACTTCTACAACAAAGCATTCAACGACAAGCTTGATGATCTTGCTGATCAATATAACTTTCTTGTCACATCAGACGGTGTAATCACTGGGCGTGACGCGGAAAAAGTTAAGAAGATTGCTCAAGATGCACGTCCTAAATCCACAGACTTAGCACTGGCTGCTAAAAATTTAGCAGGTAAACTAAAGCCTCAGCTTCAGGAAGATCCACGTAATGCCCGTGAGCGTTCAGCCATGAGGGCTGCTGCTAATCGTGCTAGAGAAATACTGCGTCAAAGCAACCAGATTGGTGTGGATCTAACCAACGCAGACTTCCAAGCCCTCATGTGGTACGCAGAGAAGCGCATCTTTGAAGCTGGTGGTGTGCGCAAAGGTCGTGGTGATGACAATGATTATGCAGATGGTGCAATAGCCATCCTTAAAAACAAAGGTGTAAGCGATGACAAAATCGAAGCCACACTCCCCGATGCAGAACGAGGAAGAATCCGTAGTGTCGAATCTCAACTCGACAGAGATTCTGAAATTGGCAGAGAGATTGATGCGATACAAAGAGGGCCAGAAGAAGGAAACTTCTTCGCTCCAAGAGAGCTAACACTTCTTGATGGGTCTATGGCCCCACAGGAACAGCTAACAACCGAACAGCTACGGCAAACAGAAGCAGATCTTGCGGGAGCAGAAGTTGATCCAGAGCTACCACCTCAACGGTTCTCTCGCCTCATCCCTGCTCAGGCACTCATGCCATTACGCGCACCAGTTAACATGGCTGATGGCTCTCCCAATCCAGTCTATGGGTACTTTAGGGATGACACAACGGGCAAGCTACGTCCTATAGTTTTGCCTAAAGGTTCCCACAAAACATACGAGAATGGTGTAGAGGTTGGTCAGGGATTGTATCACATACAACAACGCAACCACGATAAGGAACTGGTGGAGAATTCTAAATACAAGCGTGTTGAGAATGCCATCTTTGATCTCCTTCGCCGCTGGCAAGATCAAGGGTACGAGGATGGTGATGCGGTTATCTCCTATCCAAGTCAGGGTGTTATCGTTCTTGAGTGGCGCAATAACCTAGCGTTCAAAGCGCCACCCATGCGCCTTGTATTGCAGTCGGGTCGTGATCTACCAAATGCACCTTCTAAAAATGTATTCTATGTAAAGACATTCTTCCCGATCTTAGAGAAGAAGGCACGTAAGACTGCGCCTGTTCGTCAGTCTCGCTTGATGAGCAGACTTCCAGAGCAGATAGGCGAAAAGCAATACAATTTAGAATATGCTAGAACCTCTGACTTCTTGGCAAAAGGTTTGAAATTTTTTGTGCCAGAAGAAAAAGCACAGACTGCAGCGGATGGGATTATTCGCAGGTTCCAAGACGACATGCTTCCCGTGGGACGTATGATGCAAGAGCTTCAAAAGAAGAACGCTACAATTACAGATGCGTTTGATCCTTATCTGCAAGAAGAATTGTATCATGGTCGTGTAGGCGCAGAGATCGAAAGCCGTGAGAAGACAATCTACAAAGATGCTGTGGATGCAGTTAAAGGTGTTAACATTTCTCAGGGTAAGATCGATCAGCTAAAAGCTATTTCAGACAAGGCGTCAGAGACGGGTGATGGGTTTGTTAAGAAAGCTCTTGCTAGTTACCCAAGCAAAAAACTTGCAGTAGTTGATGCTGTTCTTTACGCGACACACGCCAAGGAACGCAACGCATTCATCAGAAAAAGAGATCCAGATAACACCTCTGGCTCAGGCATGTCAGACATGGAAGCTGATTCAATCCTAGCGTGGGTTGCCACGTTGGACGCGCCAAGTGTGGCTGCTCTGCAGAGAGTTCAGCAAGGGGTCAGAAGTATTGTTGCAAATACAAACCAGAGCCGTGCTGATTATGGTTTGATACCAGAGGAATTGCGCACTGATACAAACTTTAATTCATACGTGCCTCTGCGTGGCAAGGTGGATATGCTTGAGGGCGAAATGGACTTTACCCGCCCAGCCAGCGGTGCGCCGTTTGGTGTACGTGGTAGGGAAGATCGTCGTGCGCTAGGTCGTTTTGACTATGCCACAGATATCCTTGCAACTGTGATTAATCAGAACCAGAACTCTGTTGTTCGCGGAGAACGCAACAAGGTTGGTCAGGCATTCATTGAATTGCTACGCGCAAACCCAGACAAAACCCGTGGCTTTGGTCGGATCCTAGATCGCATGCCGACACGCCGTGTGTTGGATACATCAGGTAAGGTAAGAGAAATACCCGACATGATGGCAGGACAAGACCCTAATATCTTCATAGCTAAAGTTGATGGCAAAGATGTTTATGTTGAGATCAGTGACATACGTCTCGCCAACTCCTTGAAGGGTAGTGATGGAACAGGATCTAGCTCACTTGGATTTATCACTAGATCTTTGGGTAAGCTTAACAGATACCTGTCAAACATTAACACCTCGTACAACCCAGAATTCTTTATCACTAACATCGTCCGCGACATCCAGACTGCAGGTATAAACGTGCAGCAGTTTGATGCTGATGGCATGGTGAAGAGTATTGCCAAGGACTACAGAAGCGCATTTGGTGGCATCAAGAGAGCCATCAGAAATGGTGACAAGGATAGTGAGTGGGCAAAGATATACGCTGACTTCGTCCGTGATGGTGGTCAGAATTCTGCAAACCCAATGAACAGTGTTGCCGATCAGATGGCAAACATTAGCAACTTACTGGGCGACATCGCTGAGGATGGTGCGCGTGGCAAGTTCAACAAGATGAAGAACAGTTTCGCAGGAGAGAGAGTTAAGTCTCTTCTCAAGTTCTTAGAAGACTACAACACTGTGGCTGAAAACGCTGTGCGGGTTGCTGTTTACAAAGGTCTAAAGGACAAAGGCTTCTCGCCTGAGAGAGCGGCACAAGCTGCACGTAATGTGACTGTAAACTTTGGTAAGGGTGGCGAATACAAGACACTGATGAACTCAATGTACTTGTTCTATAACGCATCCATCCAAGGTTCATTTGCGCTTTTCAATGCCTTCCTAAGATCACCAAAGGTTCGCAGACTATGGGGTGCCTTGGTTGTTGCTGGTGTAATGCAAGACCTTCTTAACTCAACATTCTCTGAAGAAGATGACGACGAGATCTTGGTTTATGACAAGATACCCGATTACATCCTTGAGCATAACTTGATCCTTCCGACATTTGGTATGGGAACTGATCGTCAATATCTTGCAATACCAATGCCATACGGCTTGAACATGGCAGTCAATGCTGGTCGCGCATTCAATCGCACATTACGCGGAGAATACTCTGCGTCAGAAGGTGCCAACTCAATCATCATGACTGCGGTGGATGCTCTCAATCCACTGGGCGGCACGGAAAACCTTGCCAACTTTGCAGCGCCAACTGTGTTCGATCCGTTTATTGAAATCATGCGTAACGAAAACTACGCTGGAGTTCCGATATATAAGCAGCAGTATCCAGGAGATCAGTCTCCAGATAGCCAGCGTTACTTCAATAGTGTCAGCCCTTCAGCACGTTGGATTACAAACAACTTAAACGCTCTGACTGGCGGCACTACTGAGATGTCTGGTTTCGTTGATTGGAACCCAGAGATCATGGACTACTGGTTTGAATATCTGACAGGTGGTATCGGGCGGTTCGTTCAAAGGACAGGCGAATTACCTGCTCGTGTTTACACTGATGGCTTCAACGAAGACTTGGTCCGCGAGATACCTTTTGTTCGTAAGGCAATCGGCACTGTGTCAGAGCGTGAAAACATTGGTATGTTTGTGGAGAAGCGTGATCGTATCTTGAACGTAGATCAGGAGATCAAGGCGGCACAAGAAGCAGGTGACCGTGAACGGTTCATGAGGGCAAGAGAAAAGTATTCTGAAGAGATTGCTCTTCTGCCTCGCATCAAAGCAATCAACAATGCCATCAAAAAAATATCACGGCAGCAGAACGCTATCCGTGATAATGTAAACCTTCCTGACAGTCAGCGTCAGTTAATTCTTGATAGGTTGGATGAGCAAAAGCAGATGCTATACGCTCGTGGCAACATGATCATGAAGGACTATCGATAAAGTTCAATTGAACTTTTTAAGTCTTCTGAAAGTGTAGTAAGCCCAAAGTTTCTCAATTGGGCTTAGTTCATCCTGATCTAAAACCATGCCCACCCCATGACCTAAGTCCATAGGTTTGCTTAGTTTACTGAATGTCTTTTGAGAACAATAACCCGCTACACGAAAGGTGTCCTCTTCTTGCTTACAGACAAGTACGGAGCAGTCTGCTTTAAATGACTCCATGTTCTTGAAAAGCAACTTACCTCTTGGATAAAATGTTGACTTAACATCAATAGATAAATCACCAAGCCACATATCTT